GTGGCGGAAGAGACAATGGATTTTGCTGGAGCAATTGCTGACGGGAAGATTGCTGACCAACGGTTGTTCTACTACCATAGGGAGTCTTCCGACGAGCACGACTTGAACACTGAAGAGGGAGCGAGAGCTGCGGTAATAGAAGCGAGTGGAGTAGCGGCTGAGTGGCGAGACATCGATGGCGTGGTCTCTATGTGGGCGGACCCCACAACGGATAGGCGATGGTGGGAGCGTGTCTGGTGTAACAAGTTAGTCCGATCCTCTATGCAAGCGTTCGATGCTAAGCTGTTCAAGCAGTTAGCTGAACCACGATCTATTGAGAACGGCGAACGGATCACGCTCGGCTTTGATGGTGCCATCTTTCGAGACTCTGTCGCGCTCGTAGCTACTCATGTGGAGACAGGTTATCAGTGGACTATAGGAGTATGGGAGAAGCCGTTTGGCGTTGAAGAGTGGCAGGCTCCGGAAGAAGAGATCAACGACCACGTAGATGACATGTTCAGTAGGTTTGATGTCTGGCGAATGTATATGGATCCGCCATACTGGCAATCATGGGCGGCGGAGTGGCAAGGTAGGTATGGTAAAGACGTAGTAATTGAGTGGTGGACTAACAGACGCAAGGCAATGACCTATGCTCTCGAGAATTATGACACTGCTATGAGGACAAACGTACTTTCGCAAGATGGAGATGATCGACTGGTTCAGCATATCGGGAACTCGTTTCGCCATGATCTGCTTGAACGAGACGATCAGGATAAACGACTCTGGTTAATACGTAAGGAACGACCAGATTCTCCGAGAAAAATCGACGCTGCGATGGCATCAGTTTTGTCCTGGGAGGCACGGACTGATTGTATCGCCTCTGGGGAGTCGAGGGTCGAAGAGTTCTTTGTGATATGAATAAGAGTGAGTCTTAAATGAGACTACGATTCTGGAAGCGTAAGGTTGTCGAGACCAAGTCTGACGATTTCTGGACAGCTCAGAACACGGGTCGAGATGGGTTTTTACCTCGAACGGGTTACCCATACCAAAACGACGTTCAGCATGGTCTCGATTCAAACGTTGTCATGGCTCCAGTCGGTTGGGTGATGCGAACGTTTACAGAAGCAGACCCGATCGTAGAGTCAAAAACCAAGGGGCGATGGAAGCGAGTAGAGGATCACGCGGTAGAAACACTACTCGATCAACCCAACGAGTGGTACGATGGTGATGCAATGCACAAGGCGTTGATTATCTCGTACCTCTTGGACGGTAATGCGTACTTACTGAAGGTGAGGAACAACATTGGTCAGGTGCTCGGGCTCTGGTACGTGCCTCACTGGATGATAAGACCCGTTTGGCCGAGAGATGGTAGTGTGTTCATATCACATTATCACTACTCCCCAATCGTTGGAGGAGTACCTCAGATCGTAATGCCTCGTGACGTCATCCACATTCGCTTCGGACTCGACCCAAGGAACCCAAGGCTCGGCTTCTCGCCGTTGAAGCCTCTCCTACGTGAAGTGTTTACTGATGATGAAGCGAGTAACTTCAGCGCTTCGATCCTTCGGAACCAAGGGTTTCCAGGTGTAATCATTTCTCCGAAGGAAGGTCAGACGCAAACGCGTGACCAAGCGACCAAACTGAAGGAAGATTACACCCGACACTTCTCCGGTGATAATAGGGGAGACCCGTTCGTTCCAAATCGTGCAGTAGACGTGGCAACCTTCGGGTTCAATCCACAGCAGATCAACCTTTCTGCTCTCCGTGACATAACTGAGGAACGAGTGTGCGCCATGCTCGGCCTTCCTGCCGCCGTCGCTGGATTCGGTGCTGGTATGCAGCAAGTAAAGGTCGGAGCAACGATGCGAGAGTTGGTGCGTCTTGCACGTGTCAACGTGATCAACCCTATGGCGAAGTCGTTCGCAAAGTGTTTCACTCAGAAGCTTCTTGTCGACTTCGTATCACAGACGAGGAGATTCAGGGTTCGTTACGACATGTCCGACGTTTCGGTGTTCCAGGAGGATGAGGACGCGCGTCAGGCGCGTATCCTTGCTCGGTTTGCGGGTGGAATCATGACTATCGCAGATGGTCAGGACGAACTCGACATGGAAGTGGACTCCTCTCAAGATTTTTACATTCGCGGTAGTAGTATAGTCAAGAAGGGTGAGGAGCCTACGAGTAAGCCGACTCCCGCACCTCAAGGAAACAACAGGCTGAACGGAGGCACAGAAGATGTCCCAGTCAACGGAACAAGAGCCCAAGAGTGACAAGATCGAGCGCAAGCGGTTCTCCCTCGAAATCAAAGTAGACAAGGAGGACGAGGACTCGGACAAGGGGTTAGTCACTGCCATGTTTGCGCAGATGGGTGTCGTCGATCGCGGTGGTGACATTATCGAGAAGGGTGCGTTTGGTGAACAGGATGTCGTGGTATCGGCATTCAACCACGCAAGCTATGGGTTCATGAGTGGTGATCTTCCCGTTGGTAAAGGCCGAATCTTCGAGAAGGGTGACGAAGCGATCGCGGAGTTGCAGTTCTTTCTCAACACTGAGGGTGGGAAGGAACACTTCGAAACGATCAAGGCGATGGGTGGTTTACAAGAGTACTCCTTTGGCTTCCAGGTTACGAAGACTGGGGAGCTCAGCGATGAGATGAGGAAGGCAGGTGTGGATCGGGTTATCAAGAGTGTCGACGTTTTCGAGGTTAGCCCAGTCTTTCTCGGCGAAGGGATCAACACGAGAACGTTAGCGTTAAAAAGTAAGAAACATGAGCCGAGCGAGGAAGAGCAGAAAGCTGCGCAGAAGGAGCAGCAAGCATCGGCTCAGGAACTGAAGGATCAGTTTGATCAGATCAAGGCTCGGTTTTCCAAGTAACGTCGAAGGAGACATAACCATGTCCAGCAAAGTACAGGAGCAGCGCGACCGATTTCTGCAGAAGCAGGAAGAGCTTGCGAACATCTTCAAGGCCGCCCAGACGGATAAGGGTGACGAAACCGTTCACGACTTCGGAAACGATCAGTGTCTGAAGCTTCTCGAAGCGAAGGATTCCGACGAAGCGATGCAGAAGATCCGTGCTCGGAATACCGAGCTGGAAGAGCTCGGAGTCGAGCTACGTGAAGCCGAGGCGAAGCATTACGTCAATCGCTTGGCTGAGAGGGGTGAGCAGCTTCGCACGCCCGATAGGGGGAGTATTCAGCACCCCGACAACCCGCTCGATATCGAGAAGTTGTCGCTCGGTCAGCGCTTCGTTCAGTCGAAGCAGTGGAAGCAGTCGAAGGCTTCCGGATCGGATATCCCGCTCAACCTCCAGATCGAGCTCAAGACGCTCTTCCAGACCACGGCTGGAATGTCACCTGAGAGCGTGCGTTCCGGTGTCATGGTCGAGGCGGTCACTCGCCCCGTTCAGATCCTCGATCTGATTCCGAGCTTCCCCATCAATCAGGCGAGCTTCGTCTACATGGAGGAGACTACGCGTACGCATGCTTCGGCAGAGAGTGCCGAAGGTGCCGCGTACAACGAGTCGGCTTTCCAGTGGAGTCAGAAGACGTCTACCGTCCGCAAGATCACTGACTCGATCCCTGTCACGGATGAGCAGCTCGAGGACGAGGCTCAGGTGGCGAGTTTGCTTGATCAGCGGTTGATGTTCGGTCTTCGCCAGCGCTTCGACCAGCAGATCCTGGTCGGTAACGGAAGCGGCAACAACTTCACCGGCATCAACAACACGGCCGGGATTCAGACGCAGGCGAAGGGTAGCGACGATCGGATCACGGCGTTCGCCAAGGCGATGACGCTGGTCCGATTCACCGGTCGCGCCATCCCGTCGGCGGCTGTCTTCCACCCGAATGACTGGCTCGCGATCCTGCTGATCAAGGACGCCAACGGTCAGTTCCTGTTCGGCAACCCCTTCAGCGGCGCGGGACCCACGAGTCTGCTCGGTATTCCGATCACGCAGTCGGATGCTCAGACCGAGAACACGGGTCTCGTCGGTGACTTCCAGAACTTCTGCCGCATCGACGATCGTCGGGGCGTGGTTGTTCAGACTGGGTTCGTCGGCACCCAGTTCACGGAAGGTAAGGTCACGCTTCGGGGTGATCTGCGTGCGGCCTTCACCGTCACTCGTCCCGCCGCGTTCTGCGAGATCACCGGCATCTGATCCAAAGTGTTTGTTTCCTTTTCTTTTAACCTTTTATAAAAGGAATACCTTTTATGAAGTACTTGTCTTTTCTTTTCGTTTTCATTTGTTTTGCGTTCTTCTCCCCACCGATCATCGGCGGTACGCTCGGCGACACGGTCACTGTGACCACGACGGTACCGGTCGATCACTACGAAGTGCGAGTCAAGGAGGGGATCGGCTTCTCGATCATCTCCGTGTCCAACCCTGCGGACGACCCTGACTCGGACGGCGATATCGTGGTCAGCTCTGGTGCAACCGGCATGCTCGGTACGATCGGCATGGACAAGTTTCTCACTGGTCAGCCGCTCGGTACCTACGTTATCGAAGCTGCGAGTGTCGACTCCAACGGACAGATGAGTGGGTGGACTACGCAGAACTTCACGTACAGTCCTCCTGAAGCACCCGGCATTTCCGTCGGCCTTATGTGGACCCCGGATGTCGGTGTGGTGATCTTCGGGTCGCAGGAGTATGCTCGCCTTGAACAGGTAACCTGACTGAGAAGCGACCAACGCTTCTACACTTCGGGGTTCGTTTAGTCACCGAGCAACGTGGATCGAGTTCTAAGTAACCCAACTGACAAGGAGAGCCTGATGTCGATAAAGAGCGAATCACAGTACGCAGTAATCGCGGCGGCATCGGCCGGTGACAATGAACTCGTGCCTCTTGTTGCTGCAAAGAAGATCAGAGTGATCGCGGCGGTACTCGTAGCGAGCGGAGGAGCTAACTCAGCTCGCTACGAATCCGACGCAAGCGGGACCGCGTTAACGGGTGTGATGGATATCGCTGACAATGGACAGCTTATCCTACCGTTCAACGGAGACGGCTGGTTCGAAACCGTTGCTGGTGAATCGCTGAACCTGGAGTTGGCGAACGCGACTTCGGTTGCCGGGTGTCTGGTGTATCAAGAGATCGGCTAAGAAAGGAGTTCTACTTATGTCGGTAGATCATCACCCCACGTTTGAAGTGCCCGCTGAGAATGAGGTCATGTCGACCAAGATCTTCTGGGCGCGCTGTAAGTACGACTTCGCGGTCGATGGTGGAGCACAAGGCGCTATTACGCTCGCGCCTAACACCATCATCCCCGACAACTCGCTCATTCTCGGTGCCTACATGAACGTGATCGTGGCACCTACTTCCGGCGGAGCGGCTGAAGCGGCTCTGCACGTCAACGCAGCGGGCGATCTCGACGCTGCCGGAGTGATCAGCGCTGCTCCGTGGTCCACAACTGGGAGGAAGGTTCTGGATCACGCGCTCGGTAGTGCTCCTATCGAGCTGACCGCCGATCGAAACGTCACCCTCACGATCACGGTCGCCGATTTGCCCGCCGGTGAGGTTGATATTCTCATCGCTTACCTCCCGCCTGGTCTGTGATCAATGGCGCTGGAGTTCATCTACCCGAAGAAAGGATTCAAGCACATGGCTGGAATCGTTGCGGAAAAGAAGCTCTACCTCACGAAAGACAAGGAACGACT